TTTGCTTGAAGGATAATCACACCAAACGTACTGAATGCCAGTAGCAAAGTTAACCGTACTGCCACCATTAGAAGACGAATAAACCGTAGTACGGGTTAATACTGTACCTGTAGAGTTTAATGCGCCAAGACCCACTTCCCAGTTTGTACCAAGTTGGTCAGCAATAACATAAAAAGTTGTGTTATTTGCGCCAATACCTGTAGAAAAAGATTGGTAGCCACTAACTGCACCTAGTAGGGTAGCTGTTCCTGTACCNGGNGAATTNGTNGTTTCTTGNACTCTATCTGCGACTATGAATGTCATGATGAAGCCTTATTAAGATGCAGTTAATTCGGACTGTTGAAAGTAACGACTTTGTGTTTCGTTTTGAGCATCGGTGTAGCTTACGAGAACTAACACTGTGCCTGTTTCTTGGTCTAAAGAAAAACCAGCTACTTCACCTTGGATAGCTGCTGGCAATACTTGAGTTACGGATTGACCTTTTGTAAACATGATTGATTCCTTATAGACTTAGTGAGTAAGTAACTTGCACTACGTTACCGCTATTAACAGGCTGATTGCCACCAGTAAATGCGCCAGCAGATAGTAATGTACCTGCAGTACTCATTAAGGTAGTCACTGCGCCAGTACCATAGGTAATGAATGCGCCAACTAAAGTACCTGCACCAGTCATTGTAAAGCTAACTGCAGAGCTAGTAGAGATTGCACCAGCAGTAGCAGTACCAAAGCTAGGAGCAATGCGTGCTGCAAATGTAGGAGCGTTAGTAGAACCAGCTTCAGTCCAACCAGTATGAGAAGCCATAGTGTCTGCTGCAGATACCGCAGTGTATGAAACGCTAGAGATCAAGCCCATGTAAGGACCAACTACTGTATAGCCTGAACCAGTCAAAGCTGTTTGCAACATTAAGTTTTTACCAACAGTACAAACTACGTTGTCAATAGTTTGTTCCCATAGCAATGGACCATTTTCATATTCAAAGCAACGGAAAGTGTAAACACCTTCTGCTTGGGCAGATTCGCCCATACCAGCAATAGAGGCAATGCTCATATTGGCTGACTCTACTGCATTTAATTGATCTTTCATATTTAATCCTCTAAATCAAAGTTGATAATTGGTTTGTAAATACACCTGCAATTAGGTAAATCTCCCGGTAATCCCCGTACTTCATTACCGTACATTTTACCTATTACGGGAGGATCGTCGAACGAATACTCATTACCCGACATTTTAATATGGTCCAAACGTGGAGCTTTACCGCCTCCTGAATGAATCCATACAAATTTTTTAACTCCTAAGGTTTGTAATCTTGCAGTGTTAATAGACTGATAAGCTTTTCTTGTTTGATCTGCTGCTGTTAAGCGTGCGCGTTTAACATCACCATTATATTTCTTAGTAAGGTAAGGTACTAAATCTTTCATACCATTACCGGTAGTGATGCTACGCATTACCTGTCCTTGGACCTCATTGATAAATCGCTGAGGAATAACTTTAATCAAATTTGCAGCTTCTTGTGTAGAAGCTTTAATCACTTCAGCAATGCGTTCGTTCATTAAAGTAGTATCAATTTCAAAATCTTTACTAACTTCTGTAAAAGATAAGCCTAAAGTTACTGCAGAATTCTTAATAGTACGATCAATCATGCGATCAACTGAACTTTTAGCTAATTCATCAAACCGTTTGGACCATTTACGCAAAAGCCAATTCAAAATAATTCTTGCTTGACTTGTTGTAGAAGCATCCATAGCGGAAGTAAAGTCAGTATCTTTAAATACTTTAGTAAGCTCCCGTAATGCATCGCGATACATCAAACCGATCAACTTAGTAATAGGCTTAGCAAAGTCTGCAGATATTCCTGCATTAGGACTTAGTGCTTTGCCTATTGCTCCGTCTTTAGAGATAGGTTTGCGGATTGGCATGATTACTTAGCTTTTTTTATTTTGGCTATAGCTGTTTAGTTTTCTTTTCAATTCTATTTGTCGTTTTTTTTCAGCTTTTATTTCTTTTAAATGCCAATTAGCAGTATATTTATGACTAGAAGCTAATTCTGAATTCCCTTCTGCTTCGTAAGCTTCTGCTGCTTCTATATGGGCTTGCATAGCTTCTTTAGAAGCACCTTTAGAACTTAAGGCATAAGCCGCATCTGCTAGATTCCCGGAATTATATTTTCCAACGTTTTCTTTAGCTGCTTGCTCTAATTTTTCTTTATGTCCATTAGCCATTGATTCATGTCGAGCTGCATTTTCATGTTGCCCTTCATTTTTATAAGCTTGAGCAGCTTCTTTATGGGCTTGCATAGCTTCTTTAGAAATTCCTTTAAAACTTAAAGCGTATGCTTTGTCTGCTAAAGTACCCCCAGATTCTTTAGCTGAAGTAAGATTGCTTTTTTTAAGCCCAGCAGGACCTTTGATAACGTCGCCTTTACCATTCACTAGTATATGAGCGCCGTTAACAGTAATCCATTTCTCATCATCAGCATCTTGAGCAACTGCAAGCTTTTCACCGATTGGACCACCGCCTATTTCAGGATCATCAAAGTTTTGGTCTTGGGTATCAAGTAAGTCTTCATCAGCAAGCTCTTCGCCTTCATCAGGCATATCTTGATCTTCTAAACCCATTTCATTGTAGCCAGATTGCTTATCGGTAGCAATACGTTGACGCTCATCCTCACTGGATAATGCCCCAGAAGTAACCAATACTTGCCCTGTTTGGGCTTTAATATAGTTAGTATCTGCAAGCTCTTTAGCTGTAGGTGTATCAAGTGGTAACCAATTAAGGGTTGTTTCAACGTCCATTTTTATTTTGAGTTGTGGCTCAACATAAGCTTTAATAACTAACTGATGATGACGTTCGGCTAATGGGGTTAAATCATGAGCTTGAATAGATTCTAATAGCTCGTGATAACTTGCTTCTTCGTATTCTCCTGTAGCATTAAAGCCTTTAGGGGAAGTACCAAGGAGCTTAGTAGCTGGTACGCCAGCAATAGCTGCTACCAATTGGTATTGAGTCATGATTAAAGCATCAAAGTCTGCTAATGAAGTATCAAATTGATTGAATTCATCGCCTTCTTTATCGCCAATTTTAATACCGTAGTTGTCTCTAAACTGAGACCAAGTTTGTAATCTGCCTATAGCGTCATTGGTATTAGCCATGACTGCTTCCATATCTGTAAGCCAAACAGTAGTACGCTTAGACATAGCTAATTGTGGTGCTTCATTGGAAGTACGTTCAGCAGCGTATACACGCTCCATGATTTGTTGTGTTAGCGGTATACCGCCATAAATGTATTGAGGCTTAAGGACGTCTACCGGTTCAGCATGACGGAAAATGATTAAATGAGAACGGTGAATCTTCTTACCGTTAATGATCCACCAGGTTGGCTCATAAAAATGCAATGTGTCTGGCTGACTTGCACTTGCTCCGTCAAGCATTGGTGCAGTCCAATAGGGATCAACTTGCACAATGCCTTTGTACGAACCAGGAGTGACGCCATCAATGTTAAAAGGTTTTTCATAATAGTCTGGGTCAGTAGAAATGACTTTAAACATTGCAACTCTAACGCCAAAGATTCTGCCTTTGCGGATAAACTCACGCATGTTCCATTGTAAGCGTAATGACTTGTCATAAGACTTTAGAATTTTTACTGCTTCAGGATCAAGCTCATCCCCATCAGTAGTAACAATGCTATAGCCTTTACGGATAGCATCGTCAGCAGGCATTGCACAAGCTTTATTAACTAACCAATTTTGAGCAATGATGCCGCATAACTGTGCTCCAATAAATCCTTGAGTAGCATACCAACCAACAACTGCGTCTGAAACAGTATTGATTCCATTGGCGTACATTTTAAAGTTAGCAATGCCGTTGCTTGAATCGTCCATAGCGTAATCGCCATGGAATGCTGGTTGTTCTCTTTGCAAAGCGTTTAGACCGTCAGCTACTTTATTGCGGATCCTATCAGGATCGAGCATATCAAATTCATGAGTGCTGAACAGGCTTTTACGTGGCTTTGGTTGCTCAGGTTCTTTTTGAGCTTCTGGTTTGCCTAATAGCCATTTCAACATAAAATTTTGTTATCCAAAGTACGAACGTTTGCGCATCTCGCCCGATAAGTTAGCCATGATAAAAGCATCGGCCAAGTTGGGCGATGCAATGTCTCTTTTACTTAAATCCTTTTTGCCTTCAACTTTAACTCTACCAGCATTATCATAGTCTTGTTTAGGCGAAGTAAGTTCGTCTATTAACTGATTCAAATGCGGCATATTGCCATCAATGAAGATCATATCATCATCGTTGAAGGATTGTCCGTTTCTTACTGCATTATATGTATTGCGGAATCGATCTGCTATTAACCACCAAGCTTGTGCTTTAATGTTTGCAAAGTAATCCCGATTTTTAATCCCCGATCGCTGATATTGGGAATCCGGTTTAGCTACTGCACCACCTGCAAAGAATTTCTGGTGCTCAATCCTAACTTTATTTGAGGTATTAAGCTCATTGAACTTAGCCCCCGAGGTAGCACCTACTCCGATAGCATCATAAACGATTAAAGAATTTGATTCTCTTGCTTTAGCCCACACTTTGGAGCAAGACTTTAAAAGTTCATCTTCTTTAGCTTTCCATTGATCAGCCCAAACGTTTAGTGAACCATAAGATTCCACCATGGCGCAATAGTCTTCGCCTGCATCTGCAACGTCAAAACCGATTCGACGTATGCCACTAATTTGAATACCAAGAGCATTGTGGCCATCAATAGCAGCCATGACATGAGAGCGTTTAATAACAGATTCTTCGTCATCGCTTTTAGGATTGCCTTCATATACATGCAGGTAATTTTCATAATCCTCTGCTTTAGCGGCTTCCACTTCTGCACGCATTGTGTCGCTAAGAAATGGATTGTCATTGTAATTGATCTTCCTAACTATTGTATTGGGAGGAGGATTGGTTACAAAACGACGATACACAAAGTCTGTTACCAAACGTGGATTAAAAATAATCCAATGTTGTGAACTTTGCTTACGAATAGTAGGGTTTAGGATTTCCCATTGCTCTTCAGTAAGTAAATGAGCTTCTTCTGCCCAATGGATATCAATACCTTCAAGAGATTTAATCTCATCGATTGATCTCCATAAGCCATAGAAAATAAACTCACTACCTGTATAACGGTTAATGATTTTATTTTCTAGGATTCTGAATCTGTGGCCTAAATTAAACCTATTGATCTGTATTTTAAGTAATGTATATACAGATTCTTCAATTTTGCTTTGGAATTGCCTAGTGCAAAGCACACGTATTTTGCAACTATTACT